TTCATTGACCAATCGACCAAAGGCTGAACCCAAGTTCTGAGCAAGCTCCTTCATGCGCTCGACAACTTCTGTGGCTGATCTAGCACTCATGTTGTCAGGCGGCAAAGATTCGTCCAGCAAAGTTCGCTTGATAGATGCAACCAAGTCATTGATCACAATCTGGCTGACATTGAAGTCACCAGCACGAGGCAAAGGCTTAAGAGCCTCACCTTGTGGCCCACCATTACGAGCAACTGGGATAATGGCGCCAGGCACGATCTTCACATTGGCTGGATTCAGCACCCCATCATCTGCCGCTGTATATACGCCAGTGATAGCCAATGAAGCATTCTTGAGCAAAAGCTCTTTTGTCTTGTTCAGCGTCTTGATGTCTGGCAAAGCAGTAAGCACAGGCCCACGACCATAGATCTCACCAGCCACCTTCATGTAACGACTAACAACCCATGGGCTTGACTTGAGTTTGCGGTACACAAGTTCTTGTTTGCTCTTCTTGTCAATTACATAGTAGCTAAAGTCACCACGGTCAATGTTAAAGATGGTGGCTTCAACAAGGTCAATCTCTTCTGTTGGCTTGTCGCTAATCCGCCTTTGCAAATCAACTGGGATCTTGGCATCTTTCCATTGCAATTGAATGGATTCACCCTTGATACGCATATTGCGGTAGACATTGTCAACCTGACCATTTGCACCTTCTTCAAAGCTGACCAAGTACTGTGGCACAGGAATAAAGTTGATGGGAGATGTGGCATCGCCAGGCTGAACCAGCATGACAGCCGTACCAACAGACAAGTCCAGCAAGAACTCACCCATGGCAATGTCAAAGTTGGACTGCTTCAGGACGGCAAACAGCTTTTCGTTGTACAGATCCAGCACTCGCTGGGCTTCTGATCTGCGATTAACTGGTATGTCAGTGCCTGGCTCCAAACGACACCATTTGCGCTGGGGCGGGAAAATGCCAGACTGCAAGCGGTTGGCAAATCGTTGGGTAGAGTTAATGGCAGTCGAGTCAAAGACACGAGTCATCTTCTTTTTACCACCTACACGACCTTCATATTCACCACCATATAGATTACGTTGAGGCAAAGCAAACTCCATTGCGTCTTCATACAAAGACTTGAAGTCGTCCTTTTTGTTCTGAGCAATTTTTTGTCTTTCAAGGACTTGCTCTGTGGTCATTTTTGCCATATCAATTTTTCTTTCTTGCTGCCGCCATGTTGTCAATGAGGTTTGGGTATGGGCGACCAGCTTTTTTGGCGCTTGCTTTTGCTGATGCTTTTTCAGAAGATGAGAGTGGCTTTGATTCACCTAAGTTTTTTGGTCTAGCTTTGTTCCATATTTTTTTATTCATACTCATTGCCATATTTCTCCTCTTGCTAAACAATGATTGGCATTTACTTCTTCTTCATGGTGTTTGTTGCTGTGCGTTGACCACGCATTGGCAAAGGCTTAGAAGCCACGCTTTTTTCTGTGGTCTTCTCTTTATAGCCACGCATTGTCTTAGCCACTTTGGATTGCATCTTTGACTTCATATCTGTAGGCATTACATTCCCCCGCCAAGTTTGTTTGTGGTTGCATCTTGTCCTGACAAGCCAAGTTCAGACCCAGACAGCAAAGATCGTAAACCACCACCACGCCTAGCCCTCATAGCGGCTTGCGATTTTAAAGCCAACTCAGTTTGTTGCTTATTTACATCTGCTTCTTGTTTTGCTATTGTTTGTTGTTGAACAGCAATCTGTTTTTCTTGCCCTCTTCTTGCAGCATCTTGTGCATCCGAATCACCTGTAATCAAAGTTTCAATTTTCTTTATTACATTGCTCATATTTAATTCCTTTTAAAAAAATTATTTTTTTGGAATAGAAAAATATCTATTGCCATATTTTTTAATTTCAAATCCACGCTCTTGCTCTGCATCAATTGCTTTTTGCCAAGTTTCATGGTTGCGCCCTTTTAATATTTTGTAAGACTCTTTTGGTAAATCAAATTCTTTTTTTTCTTTCATGCTTGCTGGAGCTACAGAACCCCAATGACCAGCATCTTCACCAGTTCCATCTGGCCCCATTCCAACCGCACGGGCTGTTGCATAGTCATAGTCTTTACCTTCTGGATCAAAGCTTGACTGTTTGTTTGTTTTAGCAACAACACCGCTCATATTTAACTCCTTGACATCATAAAAAAATCTGATCCATCAGCGCCATATTTTTTCATTACACCCTCAATTTCAAAACCAAGGGCAAGACCCCAGCGCACGGCTCTTAAGTCAGCGCATCTTACTGTGATCTGCAAACGATGCAAATTTCTTGATATCACAATGTAATCAGCATAGATCTGGGCGGCACGAGTCATGGTTTTCCCATATTTTCTAAGCCTTTCCTCGCAGTTAAGCCACATCTCTGCAACCCCATCCCAGACATCTACAGCGCCAAAAACAGCAACAGGCTTGCTTTGTAATATCGCAGTGATAGCATGGCCTTGATTAGCTTGAGCTTCAATAAGTTTAGCCAATGAACTGCTTTTAGGCAGGGTTTCCCTTATAGATGGGTCAATTTTTAGGGTTTCTACATGGCCTGCATTGAATGGAACCCAAACTAGCGGAGAGTTTTTTGGTAAAAGTTCAAAGATATCAAGCGAATACATCGAAATCTGCGGCTGTAACTGAGGATGCTATGTAGATCTTGCCATTGGATAGCTGAGATCCTCTGGTTAGCTGGCGATATTCACCGCCACCAGTCATCAAGTAGCCAAAAGCGTCACCAACGTGGCTATGCTCATTCTTATTTGGGCTATCTCGGAACCTTTCATGCCCAGCACCGACAGCAATTCGCTTGAAGTGGTAGCCACCAGACAAGGATTTACGCAATAACTTGCAGGATTTGTTGACCAACAGGCCAGGCTTGCCTGAAACCATGCGATTCATGGGAGCGGCTGCGGCTTCTCTGCGAGCTTTAAAGTCGTTGGTTGCTGTTGGCTCTGCTCTAAGTCCAAGTGAGCGCAGATATTCAAATGCTGTTGTCTCATAGATGGCATCTCTTTGCATACCAGCAGGGTCACCCCATATCTTTACCTCATATTTAGGGAACTTGGTCTGCAACTCAGCCATCAGAGTCTGACCAAAACGCTCCAACCCCATGTCAAAGGTAACGATCTCGTGCAAAACACGCCACTGTCCATTGTTCATACGCTGTCCAAAGACAGCGGCAGGGGTCAAACCAAAGTCAAGTCCGACTTGAATTGGGTAATTGGGATCAGGCTCTAAGTCAGCAGCCATGATGTTGTCGTCATACTCATGCCAAACAGACTTGCCATCTTGCACAAAGGTATATTTACCCTCGGCGTAGCATCGAATCCAGTCTAGGGTTTTCCCTGCAAGCTGTTGTAGGTAGTAGCCAGGCGGTAGATTCTTAATGTTCTCAGCCTTGGGGTTGATCCTCCACCACTTGGCAGACGCAAAGATATGGTCATTGGCTTCAGGGTTTTCGGGCAGATCATCAGATGGGACTTCGATTACCCCGCCTGGCTGTTTGAAGAACTTCCATGCGTACTTTCCTGTGATAGGTTCTTTCTCTGCAAGCTTGTGCCACCAATGGTCATCATCCATTGGGTTAGTGTCCATCCATATTCCATGCCATGTGGCGCCACCATCTCTTTTTGTAGGATAACGTCCAACTCGATGGGTAAGGCCGTCAATGACTGCTTTTGGTAATTCTTTGGCTTCGTTAACCCAAGCACCTGTAAGTTCAAGCGAAAGCAATTTACGGACATCTTTAGGCTGGTCAAGAGCCAAAAATATAACTTCACAATCAATCCCTGCTGCATCACCTCTGGGTGGTAACTTAATGTGATGCGTAATTGGTGGCGTGTGCAGAATTGGGCCATATACATTCTCAGGAAAAAGATCTGCCCAAGTCTTGAGCGTTGTGGTCTTGAGTTCAGGATAACTGTTACGCACAATGACAAAGCGGCTGTACCTGATGCCGTCCACAGGGGATGGCTTTTGTTGCACTGCACGAATCATTATCTTGGCGGCACAGACATAGGACTTACCAGATCCAACTGGCCCCATAAGTCCAGTGACAAAGGATTTGTCTTGCAAGAACTTAAATGCAGTCGGTGAAGACCGCAAGTCAATATTGATACCAGCGATTTGATCAGACATCTTGTACGTCAGGTGATTGGATGGTCACACCAATAACAGACGGCTTTTGTCCATCATCAGGAGTGTCGAGTAAACCAGATGCTTTAGCCAGAATACGCAGGACTTGAACCTTGTCAAACAGTTCAATGTCTATGGTGGCATTGCCTTCTTTATCTACACGCTGGCTAATCTTCTTTATAGATTGCAGTGCGTGTTCAGGAATCTTAGAACTGGCTTTGACCCTCACATTACCAGAGTCATCCCATTCCATGATGTCAGTGATCTTGGTGTTTGCCATGGTGAGCAGGCTATAAGCCACAGCTTCACGGTTGGCAACAATAGTCTGCGAGCGTTCAATGCGTTGGACAACATTACGAACACCACCCCATCCACGCACGGAGGGGTAAGTGCCGTTATTCTTTTTCTCAACCTTGTCTGTCATCAATATTTGTTTTCATCAATACGATGATCACCGCACCAATCATTTACAAATACAACTGGGTAACCACCCATAGTTGGTGCATGACGGCGACATCTGCCAAGATCATAAGAGATAGGATCTAACTTTGCATTTGCTACTTTGGGAACAAACCAAATGCAAGTCTTGCAACGCATACCTTCTGATCTATGAATCCAAGGATCAGCGCCAACAGGTTTATCAAGATTTTTAATCATTTAATTATTCCCATCAATAGCAGTTGGTATTGCAGTTATTGCCATAACAGCAGGTTGTGCAAGTAACGTATTTACCATTCTGGGAATAGGTATGAGTCACGCAAGATGCCCAGACAGTAACAGTAGAGGCGGCAATCCATATGCCGATTAAAGCTTTTTTCATGTGAGTCTCCTGAGATTAAAAGGGAATGTCGTCATCCATGTCAACCACACTCTTTACAGGTTTCTGTACAAGAGCAGGCTTCTTGGATTCGTAACCACCAGATTGTTGTTCAACAGGATCGCCAAGTTTTAAGCTGAAATAGACGTTCCCATTTTTGGTATCCACATTGCGCCATGCTGATAACCAGAACTGTTGACCAGATTGGTCTGTCCACTTACCTGTTAGATCAGGATGTGAGTCTTTTTCTTTGCGGGGATTCTTACGCAGGTTCCCACCTGCTTTAGCAGCTTCCATCTGTTATCTCCTTTTTGAAGTGCGAACATATGCTATCACGATGCAAGCATTGCACACAACAATTATTTGTGGCATAGTTCAGTTGGGGCCATCACTCAGCCCTCCACAAGGCAGGCAGCTTACCAAGTGGGATAAACGTACCGCATCCATCAGGACTTCCAGTAGCCAGACAGCGAACAGGGCCATACAGGTGGAGCCAACAACTAACAATTGTCGGTCAGGTTAGATAAACAAGGTGCTGCATCTCTAACGAGATCTAATCACTTTTTTTAGTGAGTGCCATAGTTCGTCCACCAACTAGGTTTTGTCCACAGGACAATAAATGCCATTTGTCCTACAGCATCTAATACACACTAGTGCCTATCGCAAATAAGCACCAGGCTAAAAATCAAGGAAAAATTACATCAGCCTGAAAACTAAGGAAAAATTCATCCAAGCCCCCCTCGATAGGGTGACAGGGTGGGGGGGCAAAGGGTCGTCTTTAGTACTGGTGTATTACTGCGCTCTGCTGGCGGTATGTGCTACATATGCATAACATTAGGCGCTGAATTGAAGTAACACCTGCTTTATACGATGTCCATTATGTTAACCACAGCCCCTAAACGTACTGCTTAAGTTAGCATCTTGGCTAGTATGCGCTCGATATCTGCTGCTGTCGCTGCTGGCCCTGCCTGCTGTTGCGCTGCTGCGAATATCTCGCTGCCTACTGCTTTCCTGATTGCTTCTAATTGACTATCTAAACCTAGATGCGAATCACTATCATTAAGATCTAGATTACTAATCACCTGATCATTCACTTTGCCTGTTTTACGTTTAGCCATGGTTTCTCCCTTTGCGCCTGTAGGCTGTTGATTTTCCTGCATGAATGGCGCTGATTCTCCGCTGATCGCCACAATGTCAGCCAGTGTTAGATCTGACTTGTATATGACCTGCCTAGTATGCGCACGTTCACCTTTAAAACCGTAATAAATGACCTTTACATACCCTGCCTTGATCAATGCCCTAGTCAGCACTGCAGCCCTGTTTAGGCTTATTCCGAAATGATCTGCGATCCTTTGCAGCCCTACCCAGGTCAGCCCTGCCCTGTTGCTGTATGCGCAGAGCATCAGTAAAACCCTTAATTGCATCTCTGTTATTGATCTGTCAGTGATAGCCCTAAACGGAACCACAGCAAAATGTCGCTGATCGGGCTGCTTTTCTTTTT